TTACCAGAACAAACTGCGCTCGCGTACATGTTCGCGTACGCGCTCGGGTACACGTCAAATTTTGCTTTTGCTGCTGCTTTTCCTCTTGGGCAAAGTTTGGTCATTATTTTTTAGATTTTCCAGCTTCTGAAAGAGCTATTGCTATTGCTTGTTTTCTAGATTTTACAACAGGTCCTTTTTTACCAGAATGTAATTTTCCAGATTTAAATTCTTTCATAACTTTTTCAACTTTACCACCTTTTGCCATTTTTTCTTTTACCATTTTACCGGATTTAATTTCTTTAAAACCTTTTTTTTCCATTCTAGTTTCTTTAGATTCTATTTTCATAGATTCCATACCTTCGTGAGCTTTAGATTCATCCATAGCTTTACCACTTTTTTTTAAAAGAGCTTTACCTTGTCCTCTTAATGAAATGTCACCCATTATTTTTTCTTCATGTCAGAGTTTTTCATCATTTTTCCATTTGGCATTTTATGCATTCCTTTTTTAATTATGCCACCTTTTTTTTTAATAGCACCTCTACCTTTTAAAATATCTTTAAAAGTTACTTTTCCATCTCCTGTTAAATCTGGAAAACCACCATCTTTAAGAGCAACTCCATTTCCTCTTGTAGCTATTCCACCACCACGTAGTGTAACACCTTTTCCTCTTAAAGCTATTCCTCCACCTTTAAATTCTGGTCTTGGTCTTATTTTAAAATCGTTTCTCATGTTTACTCCTTGTTAGTATTTATTGTTTTGTTTGCCATCGTTCGTGCGATAGATTCACCGGATCGTCCTACTACATATCCCCCAAGGCCAATTTGCAAAAGCGTCCAAACATCACCTGGAAGTTCAAATGTAATAACCGTTCCTATCATTAATTTTATAACAGGTCCAAGAATATAATTCCAGACTAATATAAAAATTAATACATACATTAAAAGAGGTCTCCAACTTGCTGTAAACCAGCCTGCTTTGGCTTCTGCTTCAACAATAGATGCTGCCGCTTTTAATTCTTCTGTACTAGATTGTAGTAATTGTTGATTAAGTTGTGCTTTTAATTTCTCTTGAAGATCTTTGTCAGGAACTGCTTTTTCAATAGTGCTAAATAGAATTTTAGCTAATGGAGCAATTGCACCTAACATTGGAAACATTGCTTAATACCACTTTGCTTTACGTCTTTTTTCTGGAAGTACTTTTTCTTGACCTTGAACATAGACTTCTTGAGTCTCTTGTGCATTAGTCATTTCAACATCAACGGGTTCATTATAACCAAATTTATTTGTAAATTGTGAATGATCCACAAATTGATCTCTATGTTTACCCATGAAATCTTTTTTAGAAACACTTGATAGTTTATTATTTTTTGCCATATTATATTCCTTAAGTTATTATTGTTTTATATACCAATTTTTAAAATACTACAATATTGTTTAATTGTTTGATATTTTAGTATTGTTTGTAAATTGTTGTTTTGCTAGAGAAGTAGCAGCCCTTAACTTAGCTAAATCCTCATTTTGTTGAAGTTTTTCATTAGCATTTGATTGATTCATTAAAGCTCTCATTTTATCTAGGTTTAATCTATCTTGTGCTTCTTGGTTTCTTTTAGCATTGTTTTGAGCTGTTATATCTAATTCTCTAGATTTTAATTTAGCTAAAGGATCATTATCAAACTGAGAAGTAATCTTTTTTTCTTCTTTCATAAACTCATCCATCATCTCAGCTATAAGAATTGATTTTCTAGCTTCAATTTTTAATTGAAATTGTTGAATATTCATTTGTGTTTGAGGATCTTGTGCCATTTGAGGATTTTGTGATAGTTGTTGTATCTGTTGTATCTGTTCACGGAATTCTAATTCAACTTGTTCCAAAGCCATTAAAGAAATATGTTCTAAAATATTTTTTTGTAATGCACCGATAATCATTGGATTGTTTCTTGCAAAGTTTGTTTCCATAAAATTTAAATGAGCAGTCATGTGAGCTCTATGATCTTGTCCTCTAAATGCTTGAAATGGTTGAGCACCTAATGCATCAATATGTTCTTGAGCTGGATCTTTTGGCATTGGCTTTTGAGGAACATTTAAAATTTTATCAATATCTCTTACACCTAATGCTTCGTACATTTTTCTATATGTTTCATATAAGTTATGAATCTGAGGATTAGATTGTGCTAATTGTAATTGAGTTTGTGCTAAACTAATTCTTTGAGTTTGTGAAAATATATTTGGATCTGCAACTGGAATAACATCTACCTTATCATCAAAGTCTGCTTGTTTAATTACTCTTTGTCCACCTACAACATCATAAGGATATTCTGGTGGTAAGTATAAACTAAATATTCTTGATAATAGTTTAAACTCTTGTTTTAAAGATGCATATAATCTTTTATGAATAGCTGACATTGTTCTGCTTCCTCTTTCAAGTAAAGCAACGGTAGTTCCAACTGCAGCTTGTTGATTACCATCACCAACATTTAAATCAGCTATTGATGCAAATCTTTGTCCTGCTTGAACAACAATACCCATTAATTGTAGTAATGTTTGTGAAGGTTCTTTAAATGGTAATGGTAAAAATGCATCTCTTAGATTTCCTCCAGGAGCATCTACATCTCTAAACTCGCCTGGTTGAATAGGTTGTGCATCATCTCTAACTCTAATTCCTCTTTGTTTAAATCCTGCTGGTAAATTAGATAAAGTTCCTGCATCTAATAATTGTCTAAGTGCTGCTGTTGCAGTACGTGATAATCCACCAATCATATGGATTAAACCAAATCCATAAAAACCTAAACCAGGTAAAAATTTAAAATGAACAAAATATTGTATCTTTTGCTTTAATGGATCTTTGGCATTAAAGTTTCTTCTTATTGATAATATCTCACGAGAGTTTTCTTCTATCGTTACAATGTAAGGAAGTTTAATTCCTGTTATTTCCCCTTCGGGACTTCGATCTTCAAAACCCTCAAGATCTATATTGACATGACATTCAATTAAAGTAAATACATCTTCTTGTTTACCTTTACGAATTCCTTCTAATTGTTTTTCTTTTCTCTCTAATGGATTTTCTACAGTATTACTTGGCTCACTTAAATCTATATCTTTATAAAATCCTGCAACCTGTTGTTTACGTAAATCATTTTCTGATATCTTAAGAACATGCATAATTGCTTCTGCATCATCCAAAGAAGTTGCATTATATGGAACTACTAAATCTTCCGCCTGGATAAATTTAGATACAGCTCTTTGCATTAAAGAATCATAATAAACTTTTTTAAATGTAGATCCTGATAAAGGTAAATAAAATAACATTTGATCAAACTCTGGTTCATATTCTTTCATGACATCCATAATTTGAAAATTCATAAAATCTTTAACACGGTTAGATTGATCTTCTTTTTCTCTTGTGTTTAATCCAATGACTTGAGTTCTTACAGGACCATCAGCAGGTAATAATTCTTTGTAAGCTAAAGATTGAAATTGAGTTACGGCTTCTGCAAGAACTGGATGAGTTGCTCCAGATGCACCTTTAAAAGGTTGGGTTCTATTTTCATATTTAAATCCTAAAAGATCTAAACCGTCTGTATAAGCTTTTTCCCAATCTTGTCTTGATGATTTGTATTCTGAATAATTATCATAAAGTTCTGCTCCGATAGGATCTAAAATATCATCTGGTAAAAGTTCTGCTAGATTATCAAAATGGTTTTCTGAATCCGCTTTATTAACAGCTCCAGGTTCAAAGTTAACTTCAACTCCACCATCTTCTGTTGGAGTTATCTCCGTGCTATTAATATCAGGCATCGGTGTGCTAAGTTCCTGTTCTTTAGGATTGCCACCAATTTCAATTGAGTGTCTAACTTCGTTTGGAAGTGATTTGTCTATTGTTGCCATTTAAATTCCTTGAGTTTACTATGATAACCTTTTTATTTGAAACATTCAACCCCTGTGGGTTGGGTCCTCTTAAAGGTGGTATAGTTGTTGTTAATTTTTTCATTAATAATAAATCTTATTATCGTCTAAAGGTGTTGGTTCATCTATATAGTCTTCTGGGTGTGAAATCAAGCCACCTTGACGGAATCTCATAACAGCTTGAGTCATTGAATCTACAAGGTCATCATGATCTCCAAAAGGAAAGGAAGCACATTCTTCAATAACCTCTTGTGCAAATTGTTTAGATTTTGGAGCCCATATCATTCCTGATTCAAATAGAGGTGCAACAGAATTTACTCTAGTGTGTTTATCATTACCTTT